TTTATAGTTGATGCCAGTCGAGAAGATTCCCTCAAAGGATATGTTTTGATTTTGTAAATAAGAATGAAAACCCATTGCTCCAAGACCAATAGACCTTTCACGATAGGCTGAATAAGCAGCTTTTGTAAAACCTTCTTTGCCTTCTTTAATATGTTTTTTAAATCTCTCATAGTTTGCATTGTAACCTCCAAGTGAATTTAAATCGACTGCATTTTCAATGAAGTGTTCTAGCACATTGTCAAGCATAGTGACTAAATCATCAATAAATTTTTCTTCTTTAGACCATTCATCAAAGTGTTCAAGGTTAACACTTGACAAGCAACAGACTGCAGTTCTTTCGTTATTAGTAGGTAAAGTTATTTCTGAACATAAGTTGCTTTGTTTTACCTCTAAACCTAAATCTTTTTGTCCTTGCGGTAGAGCATCATTACAGTTGTCTATATTAACAATATAAGGCTCTCCAGTTTCTGCTCTAGCATCTAATAGTTTGGACCAGAGCTCTCTGGCTTTTATAATTTTAACAGCTTCGTTTGTCTTTGGGTCAATCAATCGCCAATCATCGTCTTCTTCTACAGCTTTTAAAAATGCATTAGTTATGTTGACTCCGTTGTGTAAGTTCAAACATTTTCTATTTACATCGCCACCGGATTCTTTTCTCATAACCATGAACTCTTCAATCTCTGGATGTGATATATCCATATAAGCAGCATAGCTGCCTCTTCTAGTTACCCCTTGATTAAAAGCTAACATCTGCGAGTCTACTACTTTCATAAATGGTATTGAGCCAGTAGACTTACTACCATTACTTGTAGGTATACCATCACTTCTAACATCTCCCCAGTAACCACCAATACCACCACCAGAACTAGCTAACCAAATGTTTTCATCATAGTGGCTAGATAAACCTTCACGATTATCAGGAACATAATTAAGAAAACAACTGATAGGTAATCCTCTAGTTGTACCGCCATTAGAAAGAATGGGAGTAGAAAACATAAACCAAAGATTAGAAACATAGTTATAAATTCTTTGAGCCATGTCAAAGTCGGTTTCTTCTTTGAATGTAGAAACAAATACTGAAGCTCTAGCAAAAGCTTCTTGAGGCGAAGTTTCGCTTTGCCATAAGTATCTATCTTGAAGAGTATCTAAACTAAACTTGTCTAGTTTTTTATCTCTGTCATAGTTTATGATTATTCCTAAATAAGGATGCTCACCTTTTTTCTCCATTCTTTTCCTCCTGCCTTAATATGTAAATTGCTATCATTGTGTAGTGTATAATCTTTAGTAAGTCATCAATATTCTTACCATCCTTTTTACCAAACCTCATGGCATATTTCATAATGTTGCCCATAGTAAAACCTTCACCATAACCAGCATCAAGTATCATGTCAGTAGCTTGATATTTTCCATGTGAATAGTGTTTGTCATAAGTACCATCAACATAATGTTCTATCATTTTTAAAATAACTTTTTCGTCAAATTTATAATTCATTGTCTTTCCATTCATCAGGTAAATTGCCTTCATAGAACCAACGGAAGTCGTTAGCTTCTGCCCATTCAGCATGAGTTCTTTTACTACCGTCTCTTCTTTTCTTAGCTTGAGGCATAGGGGCATAAGGTTTTTGAAAAAAGAAAACCAACTCAACATTATCAGGTAACGCATCACGAATGTGAATGTATTTACTATACTCTGCGTAATCCCAAAACCTACCCTTAGCTTCAATTAAGATAACCTTTTCATCATCAAACACTCTGACAAAATCAGGTTCGTATTTTTTAGGAATATTATAACTGACTGTATCGTAATGATGCAGCCACTTGTTAAATAATCTTTGATGTATTTCGTATTCCCAATGGCTGTCGTAGCCTCTAGGAACACCTGCCTCTTTCTTAGGTCTTGGTTTTCTTGGTTTTCTTCTTGCCATTTTTCTTTACAGTAGAGTCATAGTTCTTAGCAAGTTTCCAATACTCTAAAATATTATTAAACATTCCTAAGTGTTTAGTGTGCGATTCTTTATCCCAAACATGATACAAAATAATTTCAGTATCTTTTCTGTCTACAAAGATAGATATTCGTTCTGCTTTCTTAAAGCCACAACCTTGAGCATAAGCTGATAGTTGCATTCCATGTTCATCATAAACTAAACGAGCAGGGTCTTTACCTTCTAAGTTATCTTTAGTTTTAAAATCAATAAATATCCCAGACTTAGAATACAAATCAACTTTACCGCCATAACCTTCTTTAGCACAAAAAGAATCTTCTGCTATCCACTCTTCATTAGGATAAGTTTCGTCTAACCATTCTTTTATAATTTCGTATGGTTTAGTTTTCTCTTTACCTAAGAATCCTTTCTCAATCATCCCATGTATTTTAGTTCCTTGTTGGGCAGCTTCAACACTAACCTTTTTAGAGTCTTGCTTACATCTAGCTGAGAAATCTTCTAGCGATTCATTTTCAAATCTTTCTAAAGATAGTGCTGAGTTTAGAGCCTGATTTATTTTCCAGTTCTCTAAAGATGGTTTAGCTATCATACCAATAATTGTTGTGACAGAGGGTACTAAACCTAATGTTTTAGCATCTCTTAACGTGGTATTTCTTTCTCTACCATTAGCACCAATGATAGTGTACATCGGTTCTCCTTCTTGAGTATACCAATGACCTGATTCAGACGTGAATTTATTATAGTTGTCTGGTTTAATTAAGTCAAACTCTTCTTCGTTTTTATTACTTTTTGGTATCATCATCTAACTCCTTAAATGCTTTTATCACGTCTGTTGAGAATAATTTAGGTAAATTAACTAAGAACATTCTACTAGCATTATGGTCGCCACCACTTACAGTTTTAAAAGTATCTAATTTATCTACAATCTTTTTGAGCACCTCAGTTTTAAAAACCAAAGTACAGTATTCTTCGTCTCCAATACAAAGGTTATGAAACCAATAATCTGATTCAGTAGCACGAATACCAGAGGGTTTGCCCCACGATTCATACTCAATACAAATGTTATTCGTACCTACCCATATATCTCTTTCTGATTTAACCTCAATCTTTTTGTTGGTTAACATTTCTGCGATTCTATCTTCTCTGATAGAGCCATATTGTAAATCAAGGTCAAACTTCTTTCTATCTTTCTTAGTGGGTTTCACTCCAGTTCCCTCCAAGCTTGTACTCACCAGTCAAAGCACATCTCATGCCTAACTGCTTTCCTGCTTCTTCAATACATTCAACACCCATAAGACCAGTAAATTCTGCTATATCTTCTTTAACTTGCATCTGCCATTCATCGTGAATGTTAGCAACAAACTTAGCATCAAGTGTATTTAATTTTATTTTATTATCAAAGATACACATAGCTTTCTTCATGGCTATCGCACCCCCACCTTGTAGTAAAGTATTTAGAGCAGCATGTTCATGTCTGACATAAATCTTTCTACCGTCTAAACCTTTTAAGAATCCTCTTCTTGAAGCTTCTCGAACTCTTCTCGTAAGAGTTTCAAGTGATGGCAAATTGGTAAGAAAACGTTCTCGAAGTCGCTTACCATCGTCTCTTTTTCCTCCAACCACTTTGCCAAGTTTTTCATCTCCTGCTCCGTAGATAAGTGCATAGATGAAAGTTTTCGCCTTATCTCTTGATTCAAGTCCTGCAAGTTCCTGATTTGTTTTGTGTATATCTCCATTGATAACCTCGTCAATATATTGTTCGTCATTCATGTAATGGGCTAACATTCTAAGTTCTAACCCACTAGCATCAATACCTAATAGTTTATAACCTTCTGGCACAATCCAACAAGCACGACAGTCTTCTCCATACGGACTATAAACTCCCGGAATCTGAGCCATGTTAGGATTTCTATGAGTCATCCTACCAGTAATTGTACCATTAGGTATCACTTTACCATGCACTCTTTCACCTTGTAGTTCATCTATCCATGAGGAGATTTGAGCTATACGTTTTTGTAATAATAAAAACTCGGCAATGAGCCGAGCTTCTTGGATGTGTTCTATCTTTTTAAGTGTACCTTCATCAACTATAGGTTGACCTGTAGGTGTAAATCTTTCAGGCTTCCACCCAAAGTCTACTAAGTATTCACCAATCTGTTTGCGACTACCAAGATTAAACTCTTGTAATTTTCTTCGCATAAATGGGTCATAGTTTTTAGTGGTCAAACACTTTTCATATTCTTCATCGGTCATGCCACGTTTAGATAACGTGCCGTCTTTCTTTATGTAAGGGGTAACAAGTTTATCATCTATCCACTTAGGTTTAAATGTGCGTTGTACTTCATCTTCTACTTCTACCATTCTAGATTTTAACTGTGCTAAAAGCATAGTGGCTTTTTCTAAATCAAATAGAAACCCAGTCTTTTCTTGTTGATTCATTATTTCAGCAACTTGAGTTTCTAATTCAATACTTTCTTGACTAAACCCCACTCCTTCTTTGAGTAAAGCATGATAAACTTTTTCATTAAGTAATACATCTTGTTCACAATACTCAAGCATCTGTGGTGTATAACTATCAAAGTCATCAGGTTGTTCTTGTTTATGGAAGTTAATTCTGTACCCCCAAGTTTTTAAGCTGTGTCCGTTTTCTCTAACTGGTTGAAATAATCTAGACAGAACTAAAGTATCAACAACTTTAGTATTTAATTTAACATCAAGTATTTTTTCTATGGCAGGAATATCGTAGCCAATAATATTATGTCCAATTAAAACATCAGCACTTTGTAAATACTCAACCCCGTCAAGTAACTGATTAGGATTAAAAGTACGGCAAGTACCTTCATCTAAATCTTTAGCAACAATACACCAAATCTTAGTAGGATTTAATCCATCTGCCTCAATATCAAAAACCAATTTCTTCATTATCGAATGTGTCCTCTGCACTTACTTCAAACAATCTACCAGTCTCAGGATTATACTGTAATGCACAAGCTAATCCAGTGTCTCCAGTATATCTAGACTTCAATACTCTAACCTTAGTAGTATTAGCTTCTTTAGGGTCAGTAGCTTGTTGATTTCTTTCTAAAGCAATAACGCAATCAGAAAGCTGTGCTATGCCTTGTGAACCTTTAAGATGACTCAATGATACAGTCACACCTTTTTCGTGCCCTCTATCGCCTGTAGCTCGTCTTAAATGCGATACCAGAATCAAACCGACATTCGTTTCTTCAACTAAACTACGTAGTCTATTCATTAAGTTATCAATACCTCTTCGTTCATCGCCTTCGGTTAAGACATTGACAAGCATATGCAAGTGGTCAACCACGACCCATTTACACTCGCAACCTACAATCATGTATCGTAGTTTTGCAAATATCTCATCAATGTCTGTCGCACCTAAATGTGAATGAATGAATACTCTGTTCTTCTGTATAACCTTATCAAACAAAGCATTTAAATCTTCTTCGGAATAACTTTCTCGTTTCTCATTGAGATACAGTCTATCGTTTGCCTCAATGGATATTAAACCGTCTGCAGTTCTAAGCCAGTTTTCTTCAAGAGCAATAATACCTACATTATCTTTAGTAGTTTTAATTAGCCAATGCTCAAGCTCTCTAGTGACCGAAGACTTACCGAGTCCAGTTCCACCAGTAAGTGTCACTAACTCACCTCGTCTTAATCCATATAGTTTCTTGTTTAATCCTTCCCAAGGATAAGCAATACTTTCTTTTACTTCTCTGTTAAGCCAGTTAGCTTTTTGGCTAGACAATTCCATAATACCTGATGGAGTATAAGTCTTAGCTTCCCACCAAGCTTTAGTAAAGCCTTGAAATTCTTTTTGTTTGAGCATGTCATTGGCATCTTTATAGCCGTTGGGTAATGTCATTATCTTTACCTTTCCGGGTTTTAAAATACGAGCAACATTTCGTGAAGCTTCTCTACCCGCCTTGTCATTATCAAAACAAAGCACGACATTATCAAAGCTTTCAACAAACTCTATGCTTTCTCTAATATCTTTTACTGCCCCTGCAGCACCTCGTTTAAGAGATACGACTGCCCATTTACCTTGAAAGAGTTCGTCTACTGCCATAGCATCACACTCACCCTCAGTAATGGTCAGGTATTTACCGCCAGTGTTTCTATATAATTGTTCGCCAAATAATCCAGTACCTTCAAACGTACCTTTGGTCGCAAAGTTCTTATCCGCAACAAATCTTGTTTTAGTTATGGCGACTTCATTACCATTAAAGTATGGATATATATGTTGCGTTATATCTCCATTTCTATTTTTGATAACACGAACTCCAAACTTCTTAGCTGTCTGTTCAGAAATGCCTCTATCTGTAAGTTCGCCATAGATTCCAGTATAGGATTCTAAAAATGTATTGGTTGGTTTCTGTGTTGTTTCCACTATTCTGCCCTCACTTGCAGTTTCATAATCGGTAAAAAATGTTGAACAACTAAAGCAGTAAGCCGAGTTGTCCGCATTGATTGATACGGGGTCAGAGCCACCGCACTTAGGACAAGGTTGCCTATGCTTTACGAATTTACTTTTGTCTTGATTCAATTCTATCTCCAAAATGATAGCTAGACTAGGAACAAATAGAGAGGTCCAAAAAACCTAGTCTAGCTAAATTGTTATTAACTGTCTTGTGTTTCAGTATCTGCTGGTACTTCTTTTGTTTCAGATTCCTCTACCTTAACACCAGACTTATCAGCATTAACTACCTCTACAATTTTAGTAGAAAAATAATTTATAGCACCTTGAGTTTCTTCAAGGTCTAAAGTCTGTGCAGCTTTCTTTTGATTTAGCCTTTGTAATCTGCCAAAGATTTGTTGACCCTCTTCGGGTAAATCCTCAACATAAACATTAACATCATCAATGGTAATGTAAGGTTTTTGTTCTTGTCCTTCCATTAGAACTCCTCGCCATCAGCTAATAGTTCAGCACCATCAGCATTCTTATATTCAACAAGGTCGACAACTTGTACAGCCTGTAAGTCAAGCCCTATATAAGGACCATATTTACCCTCACCACTATACTCATTGTATTGAACTCTAACCTTAGAGCCATTACCAACAGCAACATTTATTTCTTGCTTGTCCTTATCTAAAAGTCTAGGTGCAGGTCTGGTTATTCCATTAGGACCATGTACCTTTCTTTTGATAACTAAAGCAGGACCTTCATCATGCTGTTTTACTTTATGACCCCTTGAAGCAAAGTCATTTGCAGTCTGTTCATCAACAATTAAGTCAACAGTATAGACTGGCTCAAACTTTGTGTTTGGAGTCGTTATACTTGCCCATTTTACTGAGCCTTCTAATATAGCCATAGTGTATTACCTCCGTTCAGCTTATTAAAATTCTGTGAGAGTTTTGAGCCAACCACTCTCCGAGTTGTGGATAGTACCAAATCAAGCAACTTAAATGGAGATAGAGAGGGCTTCTTGATTACTCGTTCTTTTAATCTACCATTTTTCTGTATCATCTACAATTCCTTTTTCGTAATTAAATTTTCTACTTACTTGGTATGGGTTTCGCCCTTCACCAACATACTCAAACTTAGAGTATACCATGCTTGGTGCAACATGGTCAAGGTATCTAATAACATAACCATTTATCTTTTCAGCAAAAGCCTCAACCTCTTCATAAGTGCCATAAACATAATGCATAACATCATGGTCATCAAGCACTACTGCTTTCTCTATCATCTACCTTGTCCTCGATATTTAGTTTTTTGTTGCAGTCTTTTATGTTTGTTCATGTGTTTGGTAGATTTTTTAATCTTCCTGCCACGACCTGCCATGCCCTGAGAAGTTGCCTTTTTGACATGCTTAATTAAGACTGTTTCTTTTCTTTGTGCCATTAAATTAATTTCTTAAAGTTTTTCATATTAGATAATATGGTATGTAACAATGGCTCTAATTCTGCGGGAACAGCGTTTCGTAACTCTCTCATTTCTTTAAAGTCAGAAAGAAAATCTAGTTGTATCTTTTCTTTTGTGTCCTCAACTGAGTACAAATCCTCAACTGCTTCCATTAATATAGCATTATCTATAGCTTCTTCTGGAGAAAAAGCATAAGTTTTTATGCTAGTTTTCTCATTATCAATTAATACATTTAATATATATTCATTAAACTCCATTTAATATTTCCTCAACTTGTTTATATGTTTTTATTTCTGGATGTTTTTTTAAAAATTTTAACACCCACCTATCTGTCATAAATGACAAAATTCTTCTACCTTGTGCGACCACATATTTTTGTTCAGGCACATGACTAGCTACATTATCAATCGTAATTGTATCTGCCATGTCTTCTGGTAATATAGTTTTTACCCACTCAACCTGAATCGGTTTAATTCTTTTCTTTAGTTCTTTAACTTTTTTCTTGTTCAATTTCTATTACTCCATCGTCAAACATATCCTCAAGAAATGTTTTGGCATTGTCTAGAATAACTGCTTTGACATAATCTTTATCTTCTGCCTCAACAGTTACAGTTTTTAACTTGCCAATATAAATTACAAACTTCATATTCTTTCTTCTGGATAATAAACTTCCATGTAGATTTTTTCTACCGCTTCTTTGTATTCTATATTAGTCATAGATGTAATCGGTAGTTCTTTGACCAACGCTTTAAAATGATAAATTTTATTGTCCATATTTAACCTTTATTTATTCTTTCTGAATTTACACAAACAAAAGTTTCTGCTCTAGTTTGATATTCTTCTTCAATATAATTTTCCAAACCTTCATAATTTTCTGTTAAAAAGTTTAAACAATCTAGTTCAGAATTAAATTGAAACTCAAAGACATGAATGTCCTCAATCACCATAGCAACAGCAGAGATTTCAAATAATGCTACTAATATCCAAATCATGTTAAGCTACCTCCAGTTCTTTTTGTAGTTCCTCAATAGTCTTAGGAATATTTTTATTATACCTTTTTTTGTAGAAAGATAAACCTTTACTA